GTCGTCGACGCGGAGGCGTTCCCCGTCGACGAGGAGGACCTCGCCTTCGTGGACTCCGGTGCCGTCCGAGACGGTGACGGTGGTGTCCTTGGCCTGCCCGCCCAGGTCCGCCGCGAGGGTGACACCGGTGTCAGCCATGCTGCGGCCGACGGCGAGGAGTCGTTCGTCGCCGGACCGCAGCAGGCTCCCGACGCCCACCAGGGAGGCGTCGGAGACGGTGAGGGTGGTGTCCGTGGCGCCGGCCGCGCCGACCACGGTGCCGGCCGGGGCTTCCGCGTTGCGGTACCCCCACAGGCCGGTGACCGCTACGGCGTGCTGCTCGGTGTCCCCAGCCGAGAGGGCGTACGCGCTGGACAGGTCGATCTCCAGGGACCGGTACGGCGGGCCCGACCGCTGCGGGTTGAGGATCACCGCGCCGGTGGGGATGGTGACGCCGCCGGATACCAGGCCAGTGAGCTCGACCAGCTCACTGTCGTCGAGCCAGAGGCGCCAGGCGCGGGCGTGCTGCCCGTTCGGCCAGTCCCAGTACCGGGTGCCCACGGCGGGGTAGAAGCGGCGGTGGCACAGGCCGTCTACGGAGCGGGAGGCCGCGGCTAGGGCGCGGTCGATGCGGGCGTCAGCCCTGGCGGTCGTCTTGAAGTCGAGGGCGTCCTTGACGTCCTCACGCGTGGCGTACCACGGCTCCGTGTAGTCGATCATCCTGTGTCACCTCCTGTCGTTCTGCTTGTGCTGGCCGGCCGGTCAGTCCTCGTCAGAGGCGGTCTCCGACGAACCGCCCGTCTGGTCGCCACCCGTCGAATGGGCAGAAGAGCTCCCCGTCCGGGCCCGTGCGGAGCGGCTCCCCGTCGTTCGGGCACGCTTGCCGTGGCCGCTCCCGGTCGTCTCGGTAGAGCTGGGCGGCTTCTCGTCCGATGTCTGCGAGCTGCTCCCAGGCGATGACTGCTCACTCCCCTCGGGTTCGTTGTCGCCCCACGCCGCGGTGAACCCCGCAGGGGCGCCCGCATCGGAGGGTCCCCCGTGCACGGTGATCTTCGGCATGTCCTGTCCTTCCTCGGTGTGCCCGGTGTGGCCGCAGTGAGGGCACCGGGGCGCGCCGACGGAGTACGCCGTCGTGCATCCGGTGCACACCCACAGCGCCATCTCAGGCCGCCGTCACAGTCGCGCCGTCGTCCAGCGGGATGTACGTCAGCGCCCACTTGAAGGCGCCGGTGTTCGTCGCGGACGTGGTGATGGTGATGTCGCCGGGCTGCACCACGTACCCGGCCGGGCCCTGCGCCTGGACGGCGCCGCCGGCGGTCGCGCCCGTGCCGACGACGAGGGCGCCCTTCGCGCCGGACGGCAGTGACACCAGGGTGCCGACCTCCGCGGAGGTGACCGCGGTCGCGGTGGCCACGCCGGTCGCGGATGCGGTGCCCGTGGTCGGGTCGACGCCGACGCTGACGGTGGTGGCGGTGGAGGTGCACACGGTGGTGCACTCCCCGATCAGGCTCGTCACGATGACCCTGCCGCCGGTCACGGTGAACAGGGAGTCGGCGCCCGTCGCGGGGAGGACCGCGGCGTCCTTCTCGACGGTCGTGCCGTAGATGATCTGCCGGACCTCGTTGCCGTGGATGAGTGCAGACACGTCAGACCCCCACAGCGGGGAGGTTCGACGGGGTGCGCTGCGACACGAGGTCGTGGGTGATCGCGTACACCAGGCCCGTGGAGGTGCTGGTGCACTTCACGTACTGGTGGCCGTCCGGGAGCGACGCCGCGCTGATCTCAATCGCGCAGGCCGCCGCGGTGGTCGTGACCGCGGCGTCCGCGGCCTGGTCGGCGTGCTGCGTCCAGGCGGTGGACCCGTCGGCGTTGGCGTTCTCGTACCAGTGGACGACGACGTCGAGGTCCGTACCGCCGGACGCGGTCGCGGACGACTGCACGGTGTACGTGTCGGCGCCGACGCCGATAAACGTGACGGCGGCGGCGTCGCGGAGGTTCACGAACTTCCCGTCGCCGGTGGGGATCAGGTTGAAGTTCCTGCCCAGGCCTTCCATGGGGTGCCTTCCTTACGGGGGTTGATTGCCGTGCGGTTGGGCCTGGGCGGGGGCGTGACTGCCCGCCCGGGCTGGCGGGGGTCAGGCGCGGGTGGCGACCTTCACGAACGGCGACAGGGTGTTGGAGCCCTTGCGGGGGGTGATCGCCGACTTGATCCACGGGGTGCCGTCGACCCGCTCGATCACGCGGACCGCGGTCTTGTCGTTGCCGAACTTGTACTCGGTGCTGGTCTGGGCCTGCATGGCCTGCCGGTCGCCGATCAGGTAGTAGCCGAAGTCGACGAAGTTGATGTCGCCCGCGGTACCCACGGAGGAAACCTTCTCCGTGAAATCGACCGGCCTGCCGAGGATCGTCATAGGCGGGGTCGCCGAGCCGTCCGAGGCGGGGGTGCCCATCCACACCGCGGACCCGCCGGTGCCGACAGACAGGGCCATGGTGGCCAGTTCCGGGAACGTGTCGATGTGCGCCACCCACCGCGCCCGGGCAATGCTCGACGGGAGCATCCGGGAGTACGCCTTGACGATGTTCTCCCACAGGATCGTCCCCGCGGACTGCCCCGACTCCTTCGCCACGGTGACGGCCGCCGGCGCGTTGAGGTAGCCGAGCGGCATCCCGGCGCCGTTGCCGTCGGTGAACGCGACGTCCTCGAACCAGGCCAGGGCCTCGGGGTACGACTCGTTCATGAACTGCTGCAGCGAGATGATCGAGTCGGAGAACAGCTCGTTTGGGATCTCGCTGTAGAGGGTCAGCTTCTTCGCGACCAGGTCGATCCGCCCGAACTTCGGGGCACTGTCGCCGAGGGTGCCGCCCTCCTCGGTCCAGTACCCGACGACACCGCCGTAGACCGAGGATGCGTTGGAGGTGGAGTCGAGCATCGGGTACGGGACCGTCAGCGACTCCATCGGCACGACACGGGCGTTCTTGCGGACCAGGGACTGCTCCAGGGAGACGCGGAGCAGCTCGGCGCGGAGCACCTCGGGGATCAGGAACCCGCCGTCGGCCGGCACCGTGCTGCCGAACGCGTTCTGGATCTTCGCGATCTCCGACTGCGCAAGGAGCGCGTCCTGTCCGCGTGCCCCCGCCCACGTCGCCGCGAAGAAGTCCGACCAGGTGCCGAACTTCGCGTCGAGGCCGGCACCGGGGGCCTTCGGGTTGTAGTGCTTCGACCTGGCCACCGGCTGCCCGGTCGGGTCGAGGTTCAGGCGGTTGATCTGCTGGAGCAGCTTGTCGTTGCGGAGGATCTCCGCGAACTGCCGCTGCGTCTCGTCGCGGATCTGGTCGGCGATGCCGGGGTCGTCCTTGGCCTGGCCCTTGGCATAGTTGACGATGTACTCGGAGAGGGTCTCCGGAGACTTCGCGATCGCCTTCAGGGTCGCGGTGTCCCCGAGGGCCTCGACGAGTTCGTCCTGGTTCCGCGGGACGGCGAGAGTGGGCATGGTGTCTCCTCCTTCAGGCGTCCGTCGCGGACGACGCTGGGGTCTGGATGAGGTGGGCGAACGCGTCGGCCCACGGGTCGGGGGCCGGGGTGGTGAGGTGGGCGAACGCGGCCGCCCACTCGTCGGGCTGCTCTGCGGCCGGCTCGGGCACGGCGTCCTGCGGGGCGGCGGGCTGCTGCCCGTCGGCGTCCGCTGCGGTGTCGAGGTGCGCCTTCGCCAGTTCCCGCAGCGCGGCGACCTCGTCCTCGCTGAGTGCTTCAGCGATGCTGATGACCAGCGACGGCTCCGCCTCGTCCTGCTGCGCCTTGGCCGGCGGCGGCCCGGGCTTCGGCCGCTGGGGCGCCTCGGGGCCGCGGTACCCATACACGGTCAGGTCCCACCGGGCGTGCATGTCGGGGTCGTCGTCCCCGGCGGGCGCGGCGGAGATGACCTCGTCGGCGAGGCCTGCGGTGACGGCGTCTTCGGCGAGGTACCAGGTCTCGGCGCGCATCACGCCGCGCCAGTCCTCCGCGGTGCCGCCGGCCTTCGCGGCGTAGGCCCCGGCGATGTTGTCGCTGATCTTGCTGAGGACGTCGGCCATCTGCTGCATGTCCGTGGCGTTGCCGAAGCAGATGCCGCTGGCCTCATGGACCATGATCATCGAGTTGGGCATCATCACCAGTCGGTCACCCGCCATCGCAATCACCGAGGCGATCGACGCAGCCAACCCGTCGACCTGCACGATCACGTTCGACGGGTGCGCGCGTAGGGCGTTGGCAATGGCCAGACCCTCGAAGACACTGCCGCCAGGCGAATTGATCCGGACCCGCAAGTTCGGGGCGGTGACCTGTGCCAGCTCCGTGATGACGTCGCTCGCGGACACCCCCCACCACGAGTCGATCTCGTCGTACACCAGCAGCTCCACCTCATCGCCTGAGGCGGCGTTGCGGATCTCGAAGCCGGGCCGGGCCGCGTCACGGGCGGCACGGGCACGGACCCGCGGCGCACCGGGCGCCTGGGGCACGTCAATCCACGGGGGCATCAGGTGTCCTCCTTGCCGCGCTTGACGACCTTGCAGCGGCACGCGTTGCCGTACTGGGCGCCGATGCAGTGGATGTAGCCGGACCCGCCGGGGTAGTCCTCGTAGGCCTCGGCGCGGTTCTTGTAGAGGGCGCCGTCGTTGTCGGCGCAGGGCTTGCACACGTCGTCGTCGTGCTCGGACACCGCGATCCAGCGGAGGGCGGCGTCCACATCGGGGGCGTCGCCCTGGGGCGGCAGGAGTCCGGCGATAGCCCGGTGCCACGCGGCCTGCGCCGGCGTCCCACCCCCGGTGCCGCCACCGTCAGGCAGCTCGAACCCCAGCATGGGAAGGATCAGCGGCGCCAGGGACGGGGCGCCGGTCACGAGGCGGATCAGCAGCTCCCGGTCCGGGTCGGACCCGGGCTGCCCGAACTCCATCGCGGGCAGGCCCACCGCGCTCAGGGCGTCCGGCCCGTACACGCCCGCCGAGATGAGGGCCTGCGCCGCCTCCGCGCGGGACGTCAGGCGCGCAGCCTCGGCGTCGGTGTCCTCGGGGACCGGGGTGTCGTAGTCGAACTCCAGGTCCCGGGCGGACGGCCCGTACATGGGCAGCAGGCGGGTGTTCAGTGCGGCCTTGGTGCGCTCCAGGCGGGGCACGAGCAGCCACCGGGCGAAAACCACCTCGGCGGCGTCAGCGTTCGCCCTGTTGACGTCGTCGACGGCGCCGAGGAGCGGCTTGGGAAATCCGAAGGCGCCGCGAATCTTCTCGTCGGAGACCTGCGACAGCTCGGCAAACTGCATGTCACGGTTGGTGTACTTGCGGTCGACCCACTTGACACCGTTCTCCAGGATCGACACGCGGTGGGCGGCGGTGACACCGCGGTGCTGCTCGTTCCACCGCTCGCGGAGCTCGTCGAACTCCTCATCGTCGAGGCGCCGGTCGACCTCGATGATCCCGCCGGGCTCCGCGCTGTTGAGGAAGAACCGGCGGTTCCACTCCCGGGAGTACCGGGAGGCGTCGAGGTCGACAAGGACGGTCTGCACCGGGCCCAGGCCGCGGTACGGGTCCAGCGGGTTGGGGCGCAGCAGGCTGATCACGTCGTCGAGGCCGAGGGGGACGGTCTCACCGCCCGGACCGCGGTACTCGTACCCGGCGAGGAAGTCCGTCACGGACGGAATCGGCTCGATGCGGTCGGGGCGTACGGGCCACAGCTCCAGCGGCAGTGTGGATGCGTCGTTGCGGGCGACCACCCACCGCTGCTCACCGGTCAGTTCCTCGTGCTGCTGCGCTGCTTCCCGGAACGCCGGGCCGGTCATGAACCCGTTCGGCTTGTTCCACAGGTCGAGGGCGGCATGCGAGGTGACCTCGGTGCGGTCTTCCTTCAGGCCGGACCGGGCCTTGCGGTATAGGCGCCAGGTGACCTGCGAGTACGAGGTGCAGGTGCGGTCGACGATCGCGAAGAGGGTGGGGTTGGTGCCCTGGGCGCGCATCTGCGCTTCCATGCCGGCGGGGGTGCTGAGGATCCCGCCGAAGCGGGCGCCGTTGAACGACGTGAACGGGACGGGGGTGCGGTTCCGGAGGGCGCGGAGGGGGTCCAGCAGGCTGCTGCCCATGGGCCCCCTCCGATCAGCTCTTCGCCACCGTGTGCATCACCACGACCGCTGCGCCTCCGACGATGAGCCCCACGCCCATCCCGAAGATTCTTCCGAACCCTACTGCCATGAGTGTAAATCCTCCTGTCAAGACGGTCCATGACAGGAAATTCTTCGGCAGGCGGGACATGAAGCGGCCCATGACGACTCCTCGAACTCGGTTGGTGCGGCCGGTCGCCGCGGGCTACAGGGTGCGGATCCGCGGCCGGCCGCCGAGATCCCG